TTCGGAGTGGGTGTTAGGAAGTATGAATGTTTTGGCTAGTGATAAGGACCATGAGGTGACTTGCAAGGCTTGCAGGCGGTTTATAGATGAGTAGATACGCAGTTCAGGAGCAACGCAATAAGGTTTCTCGGTTGTTAAGGACTAGTAACAGGAATAGAAACGCTATGCGTTGGAGTAAGAACGAGACAGAGGAGCATATTGACATGAAGTTTGCGATTTGCAAGCAGTTGAAGGAGTGGGAGCACGAGTTTTACACTGAGGCGGTGTTTGAGCCGAGTGGTTTGCGTGCAGATGTGATAGATGCGGACACTGGGATAGTGTATGAGGTTGTAAATACGGAAGGAAGCGACTCTATATTGAAGAAACAGCACCTATATCCGTTGGAGATACGGGTAGTGAATGCTCATCAGAAGTTTACGAAGGAGTTATTGTTGTGATTTGTTATAAATGTAAATTAGATAAAGATAAAACTGTTAAATCATTTGGTAAGGATATTTGTTTGCCGTGCCTTAAAAAAAGAAAGACAGGCAAAAAAGGACATAGCGGAATGATATATGATAAGAATGTCAAAGGCAATCAAACAAATTTTACAACAGGTTTACAACTTATGAAGGTAAAAAAGTCACATCCTTTATTTGTTAAATGGTATATTGAGCATTATCCTAAAAGCAAAGGAATTGTAGGCAGGCAATTAAATTATTTGATATATTACGATAGTATGCCTGTTGGAATAATTAGTGCAGTTTCTCCTCCATTAAATTATAGAAAGTTTAGAGAATATTTTAATATAGAGAACGACATAGATTTTGTAAACAACGGTGTTTTTAGAGTAGTTCACTCACCTAAGAAGAATTTTGCAACACAAGTATTAAAAGCATTTCGTAAAAAAATTAAATTAGACTACGAAAAAGAATATGGAAATAAGTTATTGGGCATTATAACTTTTGTAGAAAAACCCCGCAATGGAGGCATTTACAAAGGAGACAACTGGGATTTAATTGGTGAAACTCAAGGAATAGAGGTAAGAAGGAGAGGGGAAGACTGGTTATCGAAGACTTATACAAAGACAGATAATAAGAAATTGATATTTGCATATAAATATCACAAGAAGAGAGGTAAGAACAATTTATGAATAACAATTTTGATAAGGATTTAGCGGATGGGCAAAAAGGCGAACAGGCAGTTAGACATTTTGTCGAAACGGTTATGGAAAAACAGTTTAAGAAATACAATGATAATGCGAATTATGACATATTGTTTCAGAATCCGTATGAGGACCCAGTGACGTTTGAGGTAAAAACAGATTATTGGGAGAAGAATATAGACGAAGGCGGGTCAGGAAATATGGCGATAGAATACAAGTGTCGTGGTAAGCCGAGTGGTATTAGAACAACTAAGGCAACTTACTTTGCGTATTATTTTCCTAATATTCGAGATAAGCATTTATGGGTAATAACTGTAGACAATTTGAAAAAATTGCTTAGGAACTGCGTTTCTAAGCGTGTAAATGGGGGTGAAACATACTATGACAGCGATGAAAAGGTGGCAAAATGCTTCTTAATTGACCGTTACAGGTATCGAAAACATTTTGATGTCTATAGTTGGGATGGCAGGGGGTGGATAGATGATACGGATTTTTAAAGATGGTAAGGAGATTTACAAAAATGAAAACATACATCAAGTAGCAGAGGAGATATTGTTTAACGATTATGATGTTAAAGAGATAGTAGTAAATATCAACCGCGAAATGGTAGAAAAAAAGTATGGAAGATTTTGAGTTAGACCACAAGTCGAAAAGTGCAGCAATAAACTTTGCATACAATATGATGCAAGAAACTCCGCAGACATTAGGGGAGTTTATCAACGAAACATTGGAAAATTACATGGAACAAGAGCCTGGAACGTTCGTTCCTCTAGGTGAAATGCACTCAGAATGGGAGAAAACGTTCAATTCTGGCACTCATACGGCGATAATATGTGCAAGAGGTCACTTGAAAACGAGTTGGGCTTTGTCTAATTTGGCATATCATATGCTTACAAATCAGAATTTCAGGGCATTGTATATTTCAGCTACATTGGAACAGGCATGGGATAAGTTAGAACAGTTTGAGGAATTGTGTCGTAGGTCGTGGCGATTGTCAGGTATGATGAAAAAGAAATCAAGTGAGGATGTAGGTTCATGGCGTAAAGGTGCTAAATATTTCAACAATGGAAGTAGGGTTCATGCGGCAAGTATTGGTAAAGCATTAGAAGGTCCTCACGTTCATATGATTATTTTGGACGACGTTTTGCAGGAGTTTCCGTCTATTTCAGACGAGAACGTGATACATTATATAAAAAGGGTTGTCATGCCAATGCGTTTACCAGATGAAAGAATTTTGTTAGTAGGGACGCAAAAGAGAGTTAACGATGCGACAGATTGGGTTACTGAAAGTCCGCAGTGGAATGTGGTGCGACATCCTGCACTTTTGGATGACGAGACTCCGAGATGGCCAGAGTATTGGACGTTAGAGAGGTTAGAGGAAGAGAAATACACGATGGGAAGTCGTGCATTTGAGTCTGAGTATATGTTAAATCCATTGGACCCAGAGAGCGCAGTTATACCTTATGAAGTGTTAAACACTTGTTTAGACAAGGGTGCAAACATGGGATTAGCACCAGAAGGTTGGGAAACAATTATGGGTGTTGACCTTGCAGTGGGCATGGATACGATGAATGACGAGACAAGTTACACTGTGGTTGCGTATAACAGAGATACGCAGATGCGTCAGATACTTTACAACTGGACAGGTAAGATACAAGCTCAGGGTAATGCGTGGTTAGATGCACAATTACTTACATTACGACAATTAAGTGAAAGGTTCAAACCGTTTAAAATCATAGTAGAGTCTAATGGTTATCAGAGGTTAGTCGTTCATGCGGCGCAACAATTAGAAGGTGTGCCAGTAGAAGGACACAATACAGGTAGGGAAAAGCATCGTGTAGATACAGGAATACCTGGAATTGCAATAAGAATGGAGCAAGGAAAGTATATAATTCCATGGGATAAGACATCTAAAGAGAACTCAAAACCTGGAATGAGAAAACTAGTAGATGGGTTGAGTCGGCTTGTTTACGGAAAGAATGGAAGACTAGAAGGACATACGCCAGATAGCGTTATGTCGCTTTGGATGTGCGAATTAGCGATACAAGAAATGGAAAAAAGAAGGCTACATTACGTCCGTTGGGATTTTATGTAATATAAACTGTTTATATAATCCCGTAAATTTATATGCTCCCTTTTTTTGTAGCTTTTCCATATGGCGAGGTTTGAGCTTTATGGAATTCGGAAAGAGACAAAGGTCAAAATGCAAACAGTTGCAAGGGAAAAGGGAGTGTCTGTAGGTCGATTAGTAGAGTCTATTATGAATAGATATATAGAAGAACCGCGAAATAAAAAGAGAATATAATGGGAATATTTGACCGATTTAGGAGCAAGCCAGTTAGAAAAGCGTCTGCGTTAGAACGTATGGTTTCGTCTGATGCGCAATCTTTAGAAAAAGAAGCTAGGACTCCCGTATATTCTGGTGTTTCTACAGATAAGGCTTATAGAAACTCTATACTTCCGCCAGTAGACCAACATTATTTGGAACAATTAGCAGACAGGTATTCACATCTTAGGACTGTTATTACACGTATTGCGTCACAAGCTGTAGCAAAAGGATGGGAATATCAGGCGATTGGCGATGGCAAACCTGAGCAAAGAAAGGCAGTTGAGCGGTTGTTAAAGAATCCTACTAATGGCAGTGCAGATATTAATGGTTCAGAATTTTTTAAAGCAATGATTAGACAGTTGGAAGTGTTTGATGATTGTTGGGTAAGTATTGTATATGACCGTATGGCAAGCGAGGATGGCTCTGTTAGCGGTAAAGTAGTCAAAGAATTATGGGTAGAAGATGCAAAGCACATGCGATTCAATGTCGATGCTTATGGAAGATTTATAGAAGACGAAGAAAAGTTTGACCCAGTTACTAGAGAGTTTATGAGTGGTGATGTTAATCCAAGTAACGGCATAAAGTTAGAACCAATGGCATATTATTACGAAAGTGAAGATGGTAAGATACCGTTTGCACGTGATGAGATTATACATTTTAACAAATACAGTGCGAATGCTCGGTTGTATGGGCAGTC